TTAAACATGCTCAACATAAATTAGCTAGTATATTTTTTATTATAATATTTTTTACTATTATGCTATATATTAACTTCTTAAAAGTTTTTTAATCATATTAATAAAAATTTTAATATGATTTTTTTGGCATTTAATTTTTTAATGGTATATATTGTTTTAAAGAATCTATATCTAGCTCAATATATTTTTTATCTTGTTTTTCAATAATACAATTTTTTTTATAAATTTCTAAAATTAAAATAAACTTCTCCTCGTCTGTTATAGATTTTTTTTCAGGAGTAGATATATCTTTATTACTAATTGAAAATCTTCTACTTAATAAATACTTGCTTCCTCTATTTTTTGCTTGTATGTATTGAATACCTAAAGGAGGGTTTTTCATTAAATCTCCTAATACATTGTTGGGATAAGTTCTTGCACAATATATTTTTTCTTCTTCAATATTTTCTTTTGGTTTAGGATTAGTTATTTTTTCAACTACTACTAGTTTTTCATTATGAAATGACTTCATATTTTCACTACGTGAACCCAAAGATAAATCTATTAACCAATTTCTATATGAACCATCTTCATATAAAGGAGCTGTATCATCGTGCATAATATCTAATCCTTCCGGAATTTCACCAATAAATGTTTCCCAAACTAGTCTATGAATAAATTTGCGACATTTTTCAATACTAACACGTGTATATTTCGCTCCATTACGACACTTATCTTCATAAGAAATTATTCCATGACAATTTCTACATCTTCCATGTGTAGAAATAGCATATTTCGTATAAATTGGATGAAATTTCCATTCTTCATTATCTATTTTGATTTCATAATTATCAAAATAAAATCCATAAGCTTTATATTCCGGTATACTAATAGCTCTAGAAATTTTAGCAGCTACTGTTTTTAACTGTGGTTTTTCGTGTTTTTGAATTATTTTATCAATAATAAATTGAGCACATTTATCCATATTTTTAAATAATCCAATTGTTATTGAATCATCTCTATTATTTTTATTATCTTGTGGTGGTTGTTTCATTAAAATAAATCTTCCATTTTTTCCACCATTTTTTTTTGCATTTTCAACTGATTTAATTTGTCCTTTTCGTGAATTACAGCTTCTGTCTAACCACATTAAATTTGTTATCGCATTATTACTTGGGTCATTGTCAATGTGATCAATTGTTTCTAGAGATGGAACATCTGGAAAAGCAGATGCTACTGCAATATGTGTTTGAGCATATTTGATAGTTTCACCATTATCAGTTAAAGAATAATATTCAAATGTAGGAAGAATTATATTTTTTGTAGTTTTATTCCTAACAAGAAACGGGGGATTTGCAGGGATCCATTCATTATTTTCTAAATCTATATCTTTTTCACGAAATAATATTTCATAATTAGGTTGAGGACAAATTAATGATATATTATTTTTTTTACAAGTTCTATGAGCATATACAGGTAACCAACATTCATATTTTATTTTTCCATAAGGATGTATAGTGTTCATGTTTATATAATTATAAATATGAACTTAGTCTTTAAATCAATTTTACTATTAATTTGTTAGGAATGGAATTCTTTAAAAATATATTAAGAATAAAATATAATTTTTTTGGATAAACTTAATTTGAATACGCAAGTCCGCCCATACCACTCATGATACGGAGAACGTTGTAGTTGGTCGCGTAGACACGAACTTTCGCGGTCGAGGTGCCTTCAACTGTGGCGTTCGAGAGAACAAGTTGGAGGGTCGCGTTGTCAATGCGCGAAAAGTTGCATGTGCCAGAAGGTTGGTGTTCTTCGGGGCGGAGCGCGAACGAATAAACGTTGATACCGGTGTCAGGCGCACGGGTGTGGAATTGGTAGGGTTGAACAAGGTCGAAGTAGGTGCCTTCACGTTCCGAGAAGCGGTCTTGGCCATTAAGTTGTAATTTGGCAGTTACAACAGGGTTTTCGCCCCAGCAATGCATGTCAAGCGATGTTTCGGCTAAGACGAAGGTGCCCGCATCGGATACAGCCGAGTTTTGGAGTGGTTCAGCACCATTGCCTAAGTGAGGTGCCGAATAGAAATAGTTTGAATTCGCATCGGGGGTGGCGCCTAATCCTCCATTATTTGGATCAGCGGGCGCATTCCACCACGAGTTAGATACAGTTTCGACATCAATCGCACCAGCATCTTGGAATAAACCATTTGCGTCAATTACCGCATTAGGTGTAGCAGCAATACTGTCGGGGCCACCGAAAGCGTGAATCGCATTAGGGAGAGCATCAATCGCATCAGTGTAGTTGAAAGGTTGGGCACCAAGAACGTTGAAAAGATGGTGACCACATTCTAATGAAGCACAGTAGTCAACATTAGTATCAGGTTGGACAACCCAGATTAATTCTTTACAAGGGTGGTTGAAGTTAAGTTTGATTTTGTTGGACGACGAACCTACCGATTCATCACCTGTGAATTGAACTTGTTCAATGAGGTATTCATGAGGGTTTTGGGCCATGCGTCTGCGTTCATCAGTGTCAAGGAAAACATAGTCAACATAGAGCGAAGCAGCAACAAGCGATTGATTGTAAGCCGCGCGAACTCTTACTTGCGAAGATGAACCTTCGGGAGTATCGCAGTTGAGCGATGATACAGCCCATAACATTTCATCAATGGGTCTGAGATCAAGGTTAATACGGACTTCGTGGTATTGGAGCGCAATGAGTGGAAGCGCAAGACCGGGGTTACGGCAATACCAGAATTGGAATGGAACGTATAATGTGGTTTCAGGGAGCGCATTTCTTGGCGCGCAAACTTGGCGAGGCGCATCAACCGAGCAAGGACCATCAACCGCCGCGAAGGAAGGATCGGTGATGAAAGTTAATTGAGTTGTGTTACCAACCATTTTGTAGTAACCTCTTTGTTGTTCCGCGGTGAGAGTTAATTGTTGCCAGATGTGCATCCAGTCACCATATTGACGATCAATGCGTTGGCCGCCAATTTCAACTTCAACTTGCGATACTAATTGCTCGCCAGGGAAGTCTAACCAGCGAGCGTATACACCATTGTTTGTTTTGCCATTGGGTAATGAAGCGCCTTGATTTCCCATCGCTTGGTTGATTTCAGGAAGTGTTACTTGAAGGTATGTGCGGTAAGCAAGATCACCATTGCGCGAAATGGTGCATGTGACACGGCGGCCGAAATCAGCTTGACCGTTGAAGGTTTGTTCAATCGATTCCATCGCGAAGTTAGTGTAGCGACGGTAGGTTACTTTCCAGAAAGTAATTTGTGGGTTTCCAGTAAGATAGACATCTTGGGCGCCATAGGCTACGAGTTGCATAAGTCCTCCTCCCATATTTTATATAATATTGCTAAAGAAAAAAATTTTAATTTTAACTATTTAATTTAAAAAAACGTTATTACCAAAAATATTTTTCTCTAGAAATTTTTCTAGATAGTTCTCTAGGTATATTTCTTTTTTTCCTTCGTGATTTTTTGTTAAAATATATTTATCTTTATTTTTCTTAATTGCCCATCCATCTTCTAAAGCATTATTTATAAAATTCATTTTTTGAATAAAATAATTATCGGCATGTAATTTATTAGGTGGTAAATAAATAGTATGCTCCATTTATTTTTGTAAATAAATTACTTTTACAATATTTACAAATTAAAATTAATTTTTTCCTAATATTAAATTTAAATAAAAATTACTATTTTAATATAAAAATGAATAGTAATTTTAAACAAAAAAATACTAAAAAAATTTTTAATGAAAAAAAAATTCAACCACAATTAGATGGTAAACATGAAAGTTTTATAAATGAATTTACAGAAAATGAAGCTAGTTATTTACCTAAAATAATAGAAGAACGTAAAGAATTATATAATAAATTTATGGATATTTCATCAAATATAGAAGAAAAAATTAATATAAAAGAAAAAATTAATAAAATAGATTCTGAAATAAAAGAAATAAAAAAAAAGAAAAAAAATTATTTCTTAAATAATTCGGAGTATATATTTGATTATTTTGAAAATAAGAAAAAAATATCTGAATGTAGTAATAAAACAAAAATATTAGATACTTTTTTCAATATTAAAAAATCAGAAGTCAATGATTATGAAGCAAAAACAACAACTGATATACAAAAATATTTTTACAATGTTGATAATAAATTATTAGATGTAAATAATTTCGTTTATTCAACTGATATATGTAATTATTGTAATAAAGGAGAGATGATTCCTATTGATCATGAAGGCATTCTAGTTTGTAATAATTGTAGTAAATATATTAAATTTTTAGTTGATATAGACAAGCCTACATATAAAGAACCACCTAAGGAAGTATGCTTTTATGCATACAAAAGAATTAATCATTTTAGAGAGATATTAGCACAATTTCAAGCAAAAGAAACTACATTAATACCCAATCAAGTATTAGAAGATGTTAAATTTCAAATAAAAAAGGAGAGAATTACTATAGAACAATTAACAAATAAAAAAGCCAAGGAAATTCTAAAAAAATTAGGGTATAATAAATATTATGAACATATTCCATTTATTAAAGACAAACTAGGTATTAAACCTCCAATTATGACACCTGAGTTAGAAGAACGTTTATGTAATTTATTTATTGATATACAAGGACCTTATAGTAAATTTTGCCCTGAAGATAGAGTTAATTTTTTAAATTATTATTATACTGTTTATAAATTATGTGAATTACTTGAGCAACGACAATTTTTACCTTATTTTCCGATGTTGAAAGATAAAGTCAAAAGAATTGAACAAGATGAAATATGGAAAAAAATATGCGAAGAGTTAAATTGGACATTTATTCCCACAGTCTAATTATCTATTATGCTTTCATTTTTAAGATTTTTCTCAATAATATTTTTCATCCATTCTTCACATGCTAATTTATCTTTATCTAGAAAGCTATGAACTTTACCATCAATTCTAATTCTCACTTTAAAACTTTTTCTAGATGGAAAGATATAACCACTTGATTCGATATCAAGATGATTCTCAATTTCATTTCTTCTTCTCTCTAACCAACCTTCAGCAACCTCTTTTTTAGCACATTCAAATTGATATTTCTTTCCATAAACTGTAAGTTCTGATTTCCATCCATCTTTATTCTCAAACACACACCCAATTGAACGATTTTGATTTTTAGATTGAGTATTTTCCATAATTGTTACCCATTCTAAATTAGATAAAATGTTATTTAATTTATTTACATCTTTATGATGAACTTGTTGTAAATTATTTGGATTTGGAATAAATGTTTCTGCTAATAAAACATGTAAATGCTTCATATTGCCTTTTTTACTTTCACACATTAATATCAATGATAAATAACCATGAGTAGATAAGAAAGGTTCAACTATAATTCCTTGCTTATTATCTTTTACTTTTCCACATTTACTAATAGAATATCTTTCCCAATTTGGAATTTTCTTAAATTCTTCTTCTATTTCTTCGGCAAATATTTGTTTTAACATTTTATTAATACTTCTACAATTACCTTTAGGATTTTCTTTAGTATAAAGTCTTACTTGATTTTTATTTGGTTTTAGCATATTACTGGTTACTTTACTCCAAACATTACCTAAATTTGATAATTGATAATCTGGAAATTCTTTTATATCTTTCCAAATTTCTTCTTCTTTTGTTTCAGTAAAATGTTCCCTTCTAAGTTTATCAGCACTTTTAGTATAAAATTTATTGTTATTATCATATAATTTAACATCACCATTAATTTTTTTTAAAATTTGTTTTCTTTTATTTGTCCAAATATTTCCCTCGTTAGATATTTGATAGTTGGGAAATCCATTAATTGTTTTCCAAATTATTTTTTCTTCCTCCATGATAAATATAAATTAATTTTATTATTAATATTTATATCAATTTTTTATAAAAACGAATAAAACAAGATAAATAAAATTCACAACAACACTTAACACAAGAAATTATTAACTTTCAATAATTAAAAATATATAAAAAATATATATTTTTAATTATTATATATGGAAAATAAATATATTCCAATTGTAACAAAAAATAATTCTCCTCTAGAATATTTTTGTATTTTTGGAGAGCGATGTAGTGGAACCAATTTTTTAGAACAAGCATTATTAGAAAATTTTCATCTTAAGATACATAATCATCAAGTAAATAAACATTTTTTTGGTCAAAAAGAGTTGCCAAAAGAAGACAATATATTATATATCGGTATTGTAAGACATCCATATACGTGGATAAATTCATTTTATAAATATCCATATTTTGTAAATAAAAATATTCGGAATAATAAATATAAATTCTTAAATGAAGAATTTTGGTCTCAAGACGGCAATAATGAAATTACGCAAGATAGAAATATTTTTACAAAAAAAAGATATAAAAATATTTTTGAATTAAGGAATGTAAAATTAGAATTTCTTTATAATAGAATGCCTTTATTAGCAAAAAATTATGTATTAATAAAATATGAAGATTTACGAGATGATTATGAAAATACATTAATTTTTATAAAACAACAATTCAATCTTTTAACAAAAGATGAATATCCAAAAAAAATTACCACTTATTATGGTAGAGGTAAATTAGTTAGAGATAAATTTAAAATAGATACAGATTATATTTATACTAAAGAAGAAATATTATTACATCCAAAGTTTGATAAAACATATGAGCAAAAACTTCATTATTATTTACTGTAATTTATTTTAAAAATACAATTATGTTTACAATAATTTTTACAATTAATTATTTGAATTTTTCTGTAATAATTATCATATGATGACAACTGTTGGTTTATTTTATAACATTTATTTTTATTATATTCTCTCTCGCAACAATTTTTATTATTGAAAAAATTTTTTAATTTATATAATTCACTGTAATTTTTATAATACATACTATTAATTATATATTTATTTAATTTAATTAAAATATTATAATTATATTATCTATAAAATATAATTATAATGAATGGCTTATTTATTTTTCATAGAGATTTTCGGATTGTAGATAATATTTCTCTCCTCGAACTTAATAAACATTGTAAAAATATTTATACATGTTTCATATTTACACCTCAACAAGTAACTAATGCAAATAAATATAAAAGTGATAATTCTATACAATTTATGATTGAATCTTTAAACGAATTAGAAAATGATATTGAATCTAAAGGTGGAAAACTTATTATTTTGTATGGAAATAGCAAATCCGAAGTTAAAAAATTAATAAATAAATTTGATATTAATTATTTAGCTAGTAATAAAGACTATAGTCCATTTGCCAAAGAAAGAGAGAAAGATTATATCAAAATATGTAATCAAGAAAAAGTTGAATATATTTCTCTCAACGATTATTATTTATACGAACCTGGTAATATAATAGTTCAAACAACAGGAAAAGCATATACTAAGTATACACCATTCTATAATAAGGTTGTTAAAATGGGTTATGAAAAGCCTTTTAGATATAATAAAATTAATTTTGCAAAATCTAATTACAGTGGTGATTATTCGCTCAACAAAGCAAAGAGTGAACTTATAGAAACAAATGAAGAAATATTGGTTGATGGAGGTAGAAAAAATGCTTTAAAAATGTTATCAAATATAGATAAATATAAAAACTATTCAAAGGATAGAGATAGTTTAACATATCAAACAACAGAATTATCAGCTTATATTAAATTTGGATGTGTATCAGTGAGAGAAGTAGCTGAAAAATTTAAAAAAAATAATGCTTTATTTAGACAATTAATATGGAGAGAATTTTATGCTCAAATTCTTAATGATTATCCATATGTATTAAAGGGACCTTTAAAAGAACAATATAAATCTATTTCTTGGTCTAAATCTGTTAAAAATTTTGATGCTTGGAAAAAAGGTAAAACTGGTTTTCCTATAGTTGATGCTGCTATGACACAAATGAATACTGCTGGCTATATGCATAATCGTGGTAGACTTATAGTTGCTAGTTTTTTAATTAAAACATTATTAATTGATTGGCGTGAAGGAGAGAAATACTTTGCTACTAAATTAACTGATTATGACCCAGCATCTAATAATGGTAATTGGCAATGGGTTGCTTCTACTGGCGCAGATAGTCAACCTTATTTTAGAATTTTTAATCCATGGTCTCAATCAGAAGAACATGACCCAGATTGTGAATATATTAAAAAATGGATTCCAGAATTAGAAAGTGTTCCAAATGATAAGATACATAAATGGTATGAATATTATGAAGAAATTTTGAAAGATAAGAAAATTAAATATTATAAACCTATTGTTGATTATAAATCGCAGAGAGAAAAAGCAATTGAAATGTATAAAAAGGGTCTTCAATAAAAATATTATAATTAATTATAATGAAAAATATTATAATTAATTTTATTAAAAATACTCTAAAATATATTGAGATGATTTTATGTATTAGAAAAAAATTAAATAAGACTTATACTTTTCCAAAAAACCCTAATGCTGAATATTATTATAATAAGTTAAAATTTAAACAACCATATGCTTAATGTTTTCTTGATTTTCTAGATTTTCTCATTTTTCTTGATTTTCTAGATTTTCTTCTTTAGCAAAAAGTTCGCGAACTGGTTTTATCATACCCGAAGGGTCTTTTTTCTTATATAAAGGAAATTCTGGATACTCTGGGTGCATTACTGGAAGAGGAGTTGCCGATGGTGGTGCTACATATGGAGATGGTGGTCTATTTTTCATTGTTTTTCTTTTATTTGCTTCTTCTAAACGTTTTTTTGATAACGCAGATGTGGCTAATGAAGACATTCTATATATTAAATATAGAATTAAATTATGTTTCAAGAATTTCTAAATTAATTTCTACATTTGGATTTGAAGAAATATAATTGTGATGAAATACAGACCGAAAATGCCGTGCTTTATCTTCTTTTCTAAATATAACACCACAATTACATTTTACCTTTAATTTTTTCTTTTCACTAATACCTTCCTTATTTTCTTCTCTATATTTTTTTACCTTTTCTAAAAGTTCTTCCTTATTTTTATGATAATGTTCTCTCTTTTGTTCATTAATTTTATCACGATTTTCATTTCTATATTCTCCTTGCTTTTCTCGTATTTCTTCTTTATTATTTTCATAATATTCTATTTTTTTTTCTTTGATTTTATCATTATTTTCTACCTGATATTCTTTGCGTTGTAGTTTATAATATTCTTCATTATTTTCACGCCATAATTTAGTTGTTATATTTTTATTTTCTATTTTTTGTTCTTCTGAAATATATGCTCTTTGCGAATTTAATTGAGCATTTAGTTTTACTCTCCATTCTTCTTCTTTTTGTTCTGCTTGTCTTCTTGATATTATTGTTTCATCACATTCTTCAATACAAATCATTTTCCAATTATTCCAACCACCATATTCATTTATGGTTTTATAAACCTTCATGTTACATTTATCATTTTGATTACAACTTATTTTATGTTGTTGTTTTCTTCTTGTAAAATTTTTTGTAGAACCAACATATATATAATCACAATCTTCACTGTAAATTTTATATATAACATATTTAGGATTATCTATTTTTTTTTCTTCCGAAATACTTGCTGTCTCTATTTTTATTTGAGGTTTTAGTTTAACTCTCCATTCTTCTTCTTTTTGTTCTGCTTGTCTTCTTGATATTATTGTTTCATCGCATTCTTCAATACAAACCATTTTCCAATTATTCCAACCACCATATTCATTAATGGTTTTGTAAATCTTTATATTAGATTTATCACTTTGATTACAATTTATTTTATGTTGTTGTTTTCTTCTTGTAAAATTTTTTGTAGAACCAACATATATAAATTCACAATCATCACAATAAATTTTATATATTATATATTTACTCATTATACTTATTTATACCTTTTTATACCATTATATATTTAAATCAATTTTATAAATATATATTATACTATAATTTTACATATTTTTAATTATATACATTATTACTTATATACCTTTTTATTCCGTTTTTGTTCCATGATTATTTAAAATAATTTATTAAATATATATTATTCTATAAAAATAGTATATATTTCTGTTTATAATTAATATTTAAGCAGGAAAGCCCACCAAGTTCGCGCCTATACCAAAACCAGCACCAGAGCGGGCTGTTACCGCCATGCTTGGAAGGTATGTGTCAAGGATAGAGAAAGTCGCAGCCGCAGTTAAGGCAATAAGCGCAACTTCATCTAATCTAAGACGTTTTTGGGGGATTACGAAAGCCGCAATAGCAACCATTAAACCTTCAACAAAGTATTTAATCGCTCTTCTTACTAATTCGCCAAAATCAAACATTTCACCGAAATTCATTATATTAAATAAGAAGAAAAAAATTAAATATATAATTTTTAAAAAACTTAAAATAAAAATGAAATAATTCTCTATATATGGCTAAAGAAAATGAAAGAAATCCTCATGTTGAATATAAAAATAATTTAGATGGTTCTGAAAATCCTAAATATATTGATTTACTTGATGAAGATAAAGCTATCGCAGGACAAAAATTCGCCTGTATTTCTTTTATCTCTCCAGATAAAATCATTAGACAAAAAGATATGTTCTTTTTTGAAGAATTTTTAAAACAATTTGATTTAAATAAATCCCTTGAAAAATTTACACAATTTCTCAATTATATTTCATTTAAATATCATGTTGATTTTGATAAAATGACTAAAGACCTTGAAGAATTTGTAAAAGAAGAAAAAGCTAATCTACATAAAACAACATTAGATGATGAATATAAAAATTTCATTGATGCTCATGAAGAAAAACTTGAAGAAAAATACAAAGAAAACTATGGTTTTCAAACATCTACAAGAGGACTAAAAATTAGAGGAGTATATCCTAATCAACAAGAAGCTGAATTAAGATGTAAAATGCTAAGGGAATTAGACCCCCATCATGATGTATATGTTGGTCCAGTTGGTATGTGGGTTCCTTGGGAACCAGAAGCTTATAAAACAGGTCGCGTCGAATATTTAGAAGACGAACTCAACCAACTAATGAATGAAAAACAAAAAAATGAAAAGACTGCTAAAATGGAGTTTGATAAGAGGGTAAAAGAATCAAAAGAAAAAGCAATGGAAGAAAATAGAAAGAAGGCTGAAGAAAGTGGTAATGTTCTAACGCAAACTATTACAAAAGATGGTGAATTAGTTAATATTAAAAATCTTAATACTACAGAAATGAATCTACTAGAAAATAGTGAAGAAGTATCTGATGAAACTATTAGAAAACAACTATTTGAAGGTGAAGATATTGTAACAGACAAAAATAATGATCATGGTCTTAGCCAACTAAATCTTGTCGATGATGCTAACTTTGAATTAAAAAAAGAAGATGATATGGAAGAAGTTGATTAATTTAAATATGAACAATTTATTTCTGGTAATATAGCCTGATATTTTGGTGTAGGATTTGCCAATTGTTTACCTTGCGATAATATATATGTTTGATTTACTACTCCTTCTTCTAAAGTAAAATCATCATTATTTTCATTATTATTTTCATTATTCTTATTTTCTTTAAGAGTAATGTTTTGGCTTTCATCAATATTTACCTTTTTATCCTTTTTATTCTCTCTATTTTTTTTATCTTCTTCAAGTTCTATTTCCTTTTTCTTTTTTTCTTCTTTGTAAATATTATTAGTATTTATCTTATCGAGAATTTCAAAAATTATAAATATAAATATTACTACATTAACACTATTAAAAAATAAAAAAATAATTATAGAAATAAATATAACGGAAATCCAAAAATATATTTTTTTTAGATTACTATCTAAATCTAAATTATTAGGTATAGGTGTGTTTTTAAATATATAAAATAATAGTATAACAGACAAAATATATGAAAATATATTATCTAATCTAAATTCATATAATATATTAAAATTCATAATAATATATTATATAAAATTGAACTTTATTAAACACAAAAATAATTAATTATATTAATAAATGGATTATGAATCTTACATTGGTAAAAAAGGGTATAGTATATTGAAATCTAAACTAACGATTGATCAACAAAAAATGATACGTGACGATTTGAATGTTAAACCATATATTCCTGGTTCTCCTATTAATGTCACAGAATCATACCCTGTTTATTTAGAATCACCCAAAAAATTATATTTACCTAGATTTTATGGGATTGAAAAATTTGGTATGCCTAATGATAATAAATTATCTGATGGTGACCCTATTAATATAAATTTTAAAGGTATACCAAGAGATTATCAACTAAAAATTGTTGATGCGTTTTTCAAGCATATTAATGAAAAATTATTACCAGGTGGTTTGCTTGATATCCCATGTGGATTTGGTAAGTGTACCAGTAAAAACACACCAATTATGATGTATGATGGTTCAATTAAAATGGTTCAAGATATAAAAGTTGGTGACCAATTAATGGGAGATGATTCAACGCCCAGAAATGTTTTAAGTTTAGCAAGAGGGCGTGAAATGATGTATGATATTATTCCTAATAAAGGAGATAAATATACTGTAAATGAATCACATATTTTATCTCTTAAATGTTCAACAAATCATTCCAAAAAATATAGAAAAGGAGAAATATATGATATTTCTGTTAAAGATTATTTAAATTTACCTAAGTGTTTTCATGGTCGAGGAGGACCTTTGCTAGGATTTAGAGTAGGACTTGATTTTCCATATAAAAAAGTTGATATTGAACCTTACTTTTTAGGATGTTGGTTAGGTGATGGTTGCGTTAGAAATTTAGGTATAACTAATATTGACGAACCTATTATTAATTATTGTTATGAATACTCAAGAAAACTTAAATTAGAAATTAGAATATCTGATAGTAAAGGAACTAGATGTCCTACTTATTTTATAACTTCTCATAATAAAAAAACAAATTCACTTATAGAAGTTTTTAATAAATATAATTTATTTAATAATAAACATATCCCACATGATTTTAAATGTAATAGTAGAGAAAATCGACTAGAATTATTAGCTGGTTTAATTGATTCTGATGGGTCATTAAAGGGTAATGGTTATGATATAATTCAAAAAAATGAAAAATTATTAGATGATATTATTTATTTAGCTAGGTCTCTTGGTTTTGCTGCTTATAAAAATGAATGTAAAAAAAGTTGTATTTATAAAGGAGAGAAAAGAGAAGGAACATATTATAGAACATTTATTCATGGTAAGGGTTTAGAAGAAATACCTGTTAAATGTGAAAGAAAAAAATGTCTACCACGAAAACAAATTAAAGATGCTCTTGTTACAAGAATTAAAGTTGTTAAAAAGGAAGAAGATGATTATTATGGTTTTGAATTAGATGGAAATTGTAGATATGTTTTGGGTGATTTTACAGTTACACATAATACAATTATGGCACTATATATAATAGCTAAGTTAAAATTAAAAACATTAGTTATTGTTCACAAAGAATTTTTATTAAATCAATGGATTGAAAAAATAAATGAGTTTCTACCAGATGCTAAAATAGGCAAAATTCAAGGACAAATTATTGATATTGAAGATAAGGATATTGTTATTGGAATGTTACAATCATTATCAATGAAAGAATATCCTGAAGATACATTTGATTCATTTGGTTTTACTATATTAGATGAAACACATCATTTAGCAGCTGAGGTTTTTGTAAGATCACTACAAAAAATAGTAACAAAATATATTCTTGGATTAAGTGCTACTATGGAACGCAAAGATGGACTTACAAAAGTTTTTAAAATGTTTATTGGTGATATTATTTATAAAATGAAACGAGATAAAGATGAAGGAGTTCTTATTAAAGCAGTTAAATTTGTTTCACAAGATGAAGAATTTAATACAATTGAATATGATTTTAGAGGTAATATAAAGTATTCTACAATGATATCTAAATTATGTAGTTTTAATAACAGAACGGAAATGATACTAAGTGTCATAGAAAATGAATTAAAATTAAATAATAAACAGCAAATTATTGTTCTTGGGCAATTCAAAAATATTTTAATATATTTATACAAAGCAATTGAACACAGAAATATTGGAACAGTTGGATATTATATTGGAGGAATGAAAGAAGAACAATTAAAAAAAAGCGAATTAAAACAAATTATAATTGCCACATATTCTATGGCTGCTGAAGGACTAGATATTAAAACATTAACAACACTTATTTTAGCTACACCAAAAACAGATATTGAACAAGCTGTTGGTAGAATATTGAGAGAAAAACATGAACAGCCTCTTGTTATTGATATTGTTGATAACCATGAAGTATTTAAAAAACAATGGGATAAAAGAAAGACATATTATCTTAAAAATAATTATAAAATTTTATATACAAAAGATTTTATAAAAAATAATTATAATGACGATGGTATTTGGTCTGAAATCAAAAAAGAAAAGAAAAGTTCTACAAAAGAAAAAAAATGTTTAGTAAACTTTACAAATTTGAATATTAATTAATTATTAAATTATTAAAAAGGTCTAATATTTCTTACTGGAGGCCAAGGATTAATTTCATTTGGTGGATAAGAAAGTTGATATTCATTTTTCCATAAAGGATTTCCACTTAAACCACCTAATACTCCGCCTTTTTGTTTTTTTCTGGATTTTTTTTGTTTTCTAGATTTTCTTGATTTTCTTTGTTTTCTTGATTTTTTGTATTTTTTAGATTTATTTTGTTTTCTTTTTCCAGCTACTTGTTGATTAGCAAATCTAAAAAAATTTGAATAAGCAGTTCTCCCAGATGCTTCTTTTAATGTAACAGTTTTTTTAGGCCCTAACCCACCATTTTTTCTTCTCATATTATGATTATTTAACCATAATGCGTTATCTAATTGACTATTACATTTTGCTATTGGAGGGTCTATAATAAATCCACCATATTGATTAGCTCCTTGTATTTGATTGCTAAAATTAATTCCGCTGCTGCCACCATTTTTACCTTTTCTATGTTTTCTATGTTTTTTTGATTTACATCCTTTTCCTCCAATTAATACTTTTCTACTACAATCTCCATGTGATAAATTTCCTTTTACTGGTGGATAACCTGAACCAGCATATATAGAATAATCCATCCCATTTTCTATTTTAGTTGTAAAATATTTACTACCACTTGGTATTGGTAATGTCATTCTATTATTACCACCGCCTCTTAATTTTGGTTTTTCATAATTATTTAAATGACCTGGTAATAATATTCTACCAGTTCCCATACCACTTGTTCTTTGTGTATTATCCGCACCTCTTGGAACAATAGGAGCATACATTGAACTGTAAGGAACTTGTTGTTCATATGTTCCTGGATTTAAAGCCATCCCATAAGCACTAGAACCATGAACTAATCTTGTTTGTGTTCCACCTCGTTGATTCATTTGTCCACAAACTATTTTTGGTGTTACTCCTGGAGCAGAAGATGACGCGGCTTGTTGAGAATTAATAGGACCAGTAAATCCTCTTACTATTCCTTGATTTGATCCAAAATTTTTAGGATTATGACTAGCGAGAGGATTTGCATATTGTAATTTAATATCAGGTCCATATGTAGCGTGATTTAAACCTAATGACATTTATATATAATAATAATATTATTAATTTTGTTCTAATTTTTGTATTTCTTTATATGAAAATAATTTTTCTTTATTACATTTTTCAATTGGCTCCCATTTTTTAAATTTTATATTATATTTACATTTCATATATATTTCCTTTTTAACATCAACATATTTATCTATATTAATATTCTCAAAATCATCTTCTTCATCACTTTCTTCTAGTAAATCTAGATTATAATTTTCTTTAATATTTCTAAATAATGTATTCATTAATATACTTTTTTTATAATCCATAATTAGCGCATGTCCATATAAATAATTATTATTACAATATAATTCATATAAATCATCTTTAATTGATGCTTTTACTTTAAAAATACACTCTTTAATTTGTATATCTTTATTGTTTAATATAATACCCAAATTTTCTATTTCATTTAAATTTATAAATGTAATATGAGACACTTCATAATGCATAAAAGGAATATTCTTATATATTTCTTTATTATTATCAGTAAAATAAGGAATTCCTATATATAAAAAATTATTTGTATAAATTTTTTGATTAATATAATTATCAAAAATATCTTGAATAATTTTCATCTTATCAATAAATATATTATCTCCAATATAATCTCCTTTAAAGTAAAAAATATTTTCACATGAAAAATAATTTACTCCTATTTTATTATATAAAGTTCCATAAATTATTGTATTATAGGATAATTCTTTATCAAAAGATAACAATTGATTATAAATACCAATTATTTTATTATATTTATTCAATTCTAAAAAATAACATATATTATGCTTATCTTTATATGTAAACCATAAAAATCCTTTTTTTCCCTTTGGTATTAAAAAATATAAATCAGAGTAAACTTTTCTATGTAAAATTTTATCATAGGAAAGATTAATTTCGGGAAATTTATTTAATACATATTCATTATTTACCATAATAAAGTAAATTATTATCTTTTCTTTAATTTATTTTATAAATATTTATCCTTATTAACTAATACTTCAGTAACTGGAATATGATAAATTATTTGTATTAGTATTACTATCAGATAAGTTATTTACATTCAATTCATTAAAAAAATTCTTCAATTCATTTTTCATATCATTTTTCGTTTCTGGTGTTATATTTTTTAAATTACTTATATCGGTTGTATCATCGCCACTCGGTGCTATATTATTATCATTTATCAGTGTTTCTTTATTATTTAATATAATTTTTTCAATATTTTTATACTCTTGCCCTGGTTTAGTGACTAAATCTTTAATTTTTGGAACAGTTAATATATTAATAAAATAACTATACAAATAATGTAGCAAACTAATAATTACAACTGATATTATTATATAAAATACAAAATTATTAATCATTATTAATATTATTATATATTCTTTAATATTGATAAAAACGAAGAAATTTCATTTTTTAAAATATTATTAGATATTTTTTCTTTATTTTTATCATCTACTTCAAAATAAAAATCTATTATATTCTTATCTTCATATTCTACTATGAATGATGAAAATGATTTTTCTATCTTGTAATGTGTTTTAATAATTTTTCTCTCTCTATATAAATTTGGGACGCTATATAATTTTTCCTTATTATAGAAACTATTATCATATAATAATTCATAATCTTTATTATTATAACTAATATTATCTGACCTAATTTTTACATCGTTTTGATACAATTTATATAAATTTTTATTATTTAATTCAAAAATCCCATCATTTGAATAAAATATAATATATTTTACATTTTTTATTTCATATTTTTTTATTAATTCAATATTTTTTTTTATATTTTGTAATTCTAGATTTTTAATATAAATCTTCATCTCAAAATATATTTATTATAAACTATTTAAACTGATTTATAATATAACTATTATCACATATAATGCCATCTTATATTAAATTTTCGAATAATGAATATACATTACATAATGATAAAAAAATCGATATTGACTCTTTATATAAAAAGTGTGGTTTCAAAAAAGAAGAAAATTTTGTTAAATTATTTTCTTATAATAGCGATGATAATATTTTAGAATTTTGGGGGCGCAATAAAGGTGATACTAAAAGTCTTAATTCATATAATCTACAGCATTACAAATTTAAGGATAATATTTATGGTAAATTTTTATGTTTAATAAAAAATGGCGATGAATATATTAGTTTTGGTGAAGAATATTTTAAAAATATTGATAGCAATATTTATAATATATACAATAAAAGTAATGATTTTGATAAAACTGTAACTATGGATGAAGCTCATGATTCTGAAGATAATTTATCTAGTAGTGATGAAGAAGATAGTAGCTCTGATAGCGAACCTGTATATGATTCAGAACTTCAATATGAAGAATATGATTATACTGATTAATTATTAAAAATTTTAGTTATTGATATTTATTTATTATAAAATTGAAATAAATAAATATTATTATAAATAATTATCATAAGATGTATAAAGTTACTAATCCAGAAAAATTTAGAGAACATATTTCTGATAATTTATTTGAAATTATTAAAAACAGATCAATAGTTAGTAACTTAGAAAAAGGCGTTTATAACTATTCATTAGATGCCGCCACTAAAAAGAAAATTGTTAAAAAATGGGAAAACCAATATTTTGTCCAAATTTATTTAGATAGAGTAAAAAGTATATTTATTAATTTAACAAATGAAACATTATTAGATAAAATTGTAGAAAAAAAAATTAAAGCACACGAACTAGCTTTTATGTCTCATCAAGAAATGAATGAAGATAGATGGAAGGAATTAATTGAATTAAAACAAATTAAAGAAGAAAATAAATATACACCTAAAATTGAAGCATCTACAGATAACTTTACTTGCTTTAAATGTAAATCAAAAGAATGTACGCATTATCAATTACAAACTCGTAGTGCTGATGAGCCAATGACAACTTTTGTAACATGTATTCGCTGTAGTAATAGATGGAAATGTTAGTTACATTTTATATTTTATATTTTATATTTTATATTTTATAATAAAATTGATATTTATATTTTTTATTACAATTATTTAAAGTTTCTAACTATATATTAATAATGAGCGATATCGAATTGTCAGATGTTGAAGATACTAAATATGATAGTGAAAAAGAAGATAATGATATTGAAATTATACCCAAAAAAAAATCATTAGTTGTTGATTCTGATGAAGAAGAAGAAGTTGATATTGATAATAATGATGATAGTGATGTAGATCCTGATATTAATGAAGATTTTGATAATGACGAAGAACTAATATCAAATTTAAATAGTAAAAATAAGGTAAGTGGAAAGGTTGAAAATACTGGATATGACGATAATATTAGTCCTGTTAATTCTGATATAGATAGTGATGATGAAGATTATTTACAAAAATTTGATAAAAATATTAAAAAAAATTATATTGAAAAAAATCATCCAGAATGTTTAATAGATAATTTACATTTAGTTGAATCTTTAAGTAAAATAACTAGAAACAACGATGGAATTATTATTGATGATTATCACAAGACTGTTCCATTTCTAACAAAATATGAAAAAACCAGAGTTATTGGACAAAGAATTCAGCAATTAAATAATGGAGCAAAAGTATATGTAAATGTATCTGATGATATTATTGATAATAATGTAATTGCCGAAATGGAATTAAAAGAGAAAAAAAT